ATTATTCGCGGTGCTAGATGAATCACCCGTGGAATAGTTCAGGGTTATATTGGGGTCTTTCACCGTTAGATTATCGGTATTTACGGTCGTTGTTGTCCCGCTCACCGTTAAATTAGAAACCGTCAAGGTGTTGGTGGAATCGTTAAAGGTCAAGTTAGCTGACGCACCCAAAGACCCGCCGTCATTGTATTGAATCTGAGTGTCAGCTCCTGCTGGGCCTGTTACTGCTCCTGCGTTTACTGCTACGCCATTAATGTATAGCCCGTCAGTAAAGTTAGCATCGCCACCAAATGTTAGCTTGCTGCCGTCATAAGGAACGTACATTGAGAATTGTGGGCTTCCTATGCTGCCCAGTATCCCGCTTCCAGAACCTATAGCGTCTCTATCGTTAAAGAAGTAAAGACCATGCAACGGGCCATAAGCTGAGTTGGGGGTGCCGCCTGTTGTCCCTCTGCCTCCGAAGAATATAGCCGTAGAGTCCTGATCGGCTGCGTTAGCCCCTTCCTTGGACATCAGATAAACAGAACCGCCTTTGATTAACGTCTCGTTGTCTCTGTTGTTGTCTGTGAAAATCGTAGTGTGAGCGCCACCAACAAATACAGATTGTCCAAAGTCAGGATGCACAAACGAAGATGCGTTAGGTATAGATATTCTTCTTTCTGTCGCAGTCGGAGATCCGGTTGCAGGGTATGGGCTTAACGATCCATCGGTGACAGTTATAACAACCTTTATGAAATAACGTCCTTTAGGGAATACAAATGTATTTTTGCTCAGTGGTATATTTATAAAGTAGTCGTTATCAACTAGGCCAACGGGAACTGAGGTTCCGTCTAGGGCATCGCCAAACGGAGATATTGTAGGATAGTCATCTAAGATGTCATTTCTGGTATCTAACGAAGCAACGTATGTTCCGCTTTCTCTAACCCTAAAGTTACTATACACATAGCCCGGAAATACAGGGCCTGATGCGACATCCCAGCTTGTAGCATCAACGCTGACTAACGAGGTCCAAGTGCCAGGACTGCCAGTAGAGGCGTCAGCATAAAAAAGCTCTGCCTTTATATTTTCCATAATGCCGTTCAGGGCATTCGCTGCGCTAGATTGTATCCCAGATGTAAGAGGCCCTAAGTAATAGCTAACGATAAAATCAGGGAAGGCTAAGTCTTGTCTTCTATTGTCAAACAAGAAATAGCTAGAGTTATTCGCTAGAACAACGGTCGCGCTCTTCTGGCTAGTCGTATACCTAGACTCTGATGAATAGTCTTGCTCGCCACCTGTAGAGAAGCTAACAGTGTTAGCCTCCACGTTTAGCTTTGACCCGTCCCAGGTAAGCACTTCGCCAGAAGCATCACCAACAGACAGTTTGTATGCGTCTGTGTCGTAACCTAAGAAGAAACCGCTTCCAGAATTAAACGACGACATCGTGCCGCCGTACATTTTTCCAGACGAGTTGACGCTCACTGATCCTGCAAATGTGCCAGAAGTTGCTGTGATAGCGCCGATTACGGAAAGATTCCCGCTTGTATCAATTGTTAAGGTTTGATTGGTGCCGTCAGCAAAACTCATTGAGCCATCTGAACCAAGGAAGAAACCTTGTTCAGTTGATGCGTATGTTGTGTGAGATCCTGAAGTCAGCGATGCTGAATTGATAGTTATGCCGCCTACGCTTCCATCGTTTAGCCCTAGATTCACGCCTGTATCAGCATCTTGCAGGGCGCTATCAGCGTCTCCAAGGCTTGTCTGAACACCTGTCGCTAAGTCTGTTTTTGGAATTGTGATCCCGCTTAGGGTTAAGGACGTTGCTGTGATTGCGCCGGTTATCGTTGCACCTGTTGCGCTTAATGCACCAGCTCTTGTTACCCTAAAAGGCGCACTTGCAAAAGTGTTATTACCTAGGCTAATTCCGTCATCTGTCGATAACGAGACCCTTGTTGCGCCGTCACCAGCGATTAAGTCTGTAGATCCGATTGTAAAGCCACCAACTGTACCAGTTGTGGCGCTTATGTTTCCTCTGACAACCGTGTTGTTGAAGGTGGTGTCGCCGTCCTTGTTAATCTGCCAGCCAGTTTCATTAGCTACACTAAAGTTATCAGATTGTATGGTCACTGCAATTTGATCTGAGCCAACAGCAGAATCGATTATTTGAGCTGTATCAATAGAATCCTCGCCCATAACGGCAACGCCAATCTTGGTGGCTGCGATCTTGGCTGGGCTACTCGCAACCATTACCGATTTAGACGCATTAGACCCGCTTGCAGGAGTTGATCCTTGCGGGTATCTAATCGCTTGAATCCAGTAATAGTATTCGGTTCCGTCTGCGGCACGTTGATCTGTGTAGCTTGTCCCTCGGAATTTAACGATTGGCGTATCGCTGTCCGTAGGAGTTGTTGCGCTCGTGCTTCTATAAACCCAGATCTGCTCCCAAGCTAAAGCGTCTGACGGGTTGTCCCAAGACAACTCAATAGTGTTAATAGCTGCGGTTATGCCAAAGTTTGTAGGGGCAGGAACATCGGGAAGGTTTCTAGCAATAACTCCTGCTGCGGTAATTGTAGAATAATCAGTGGCCGCAGGATCGTTGTATCGAGCTTCCGCATCTTCTATCAGCGTAAGGTTTATCCCGCCTTCGCCATTCTCAGCAAACGACCAGTTGATGCACTTGAATATCTTAGGATTCCATTGCCCTGAATCGACACTTTCCAAGTCCGATAGGTAGACTCTTACTCTATCGCCAATAGCGATCCGCATCCCTTTAAGATTGACGGGAACGGTAATAACTGTTTGCAGGAAGGATTGATTAACTTGCTTGAAGGCTATTCGTTGCGCTGCGTATCGGTTGTCCGTGAACGGCAGCTTGATTTCTTCTTCTAAGACCTCGCCGTTGTCTCTAGCAATAGCTCCCGAAACGGTGACGGGGCCAAACTCCATCATCTTGTATTGCTCTGTGGGATCAATGAATAATCCCTTAATCTGATTTAGACGGTCAGATCTTGGTATAGCGGTTCTGATATCGACTTTGCCGATGATGTCATCTTCGGTTATGTTCTCAGACGGCTGTACAAATATTCCTGCGTGGACTATGTACTTGCCTTGGCTGTATGCCAAAGAACCGTTCATACCGCTTAATATCTTCTCGATTGATTTGGCGTATGGGTCAGCGCCGAAGATAACGCCACTGCCAAAGAATCTTTTCTGGGTGGCAGAGTTAGGAATAGGTACTAACGTGTCGCAAGCATCTGCCGCTGTTATGATGGCCGACCAATCGATTTTAGTCGCAGAAATCCCCAATCCAAATTCGGAATCCATTAGGTAATCGGCAATCATTAACGCAGGATTCTTGCCTTGTTCGCCTCGGTCTATAGACGCAGTGCTTAGGCTGTCGTCATCGTATTTAACGTATGCAGCATTTGTTGGGCTGTTTCCAGCGAATGCAGGATTACCGCTGTTTGCGGCTACCTCTAATCGAGGGTCGTAAACCTTCTTTCCTTGCACTAATGCTTTTATATTCTGAACGGTTCCAACTTCGTCCCAGACTTCCCTAGAGCCTTCGTTAATAGTCCATCGGGTATACAGGCTTGCCACTCCGTTGCCGAGATGCGTAGCCAGATACTCCGTTGCCGTTTTAGCATCGGACCTTAAACCCGCGTAGACCGTTTGAGAGTTAGCGCCTAATCGAGTGTCGATGTATACAATCGTTTCGCTCGTTCCAGCCTCGTTATTCTTAGGCCCGAAGAAGCCGCTAGTTACTAGCTTAGTGGTAGGGTTGTAGACACCTGAGTTTGTTAAGTCGATAATCTTATCGTCGAAATAGACTTTCTTGATGGCCGTTAATTCGTGACCAGCTAACGCAACTACTTGGTGCATATATTTGTTGTTAGCGCCTGACACTTGAGCGTAAGTCAAAGGCCCACTAACCAGAGTCTCGCCGTATACTAACTTTCTCGGCTCCGTCGTAGATCGCACTGTTGTTTGACGGCTTCGATCATTGTCATCTACAGAAAAGTTTATCTTTGGCTTTAGCAATCTTGATGCAGCAACTACAGCGGTGGTCGCCACAACTAAAGCTGCGATACCGCTTCCAGCAGCGCCCATCGTCGCTATAAAAGTAATTCCTGAAGCAATAAACGCAATTACTGGTGGCATAGCTTCCATCCTAGAGATATGTATTCGCTTGGAAGTCGAGCCAAGCCTTTATGGGTCAAGCAAATAGCCTGATCCCCTAATTTTATTCCCAGCAACTGATTGTCTGGGATTGTCACCATAACAGGGCTTCCGTCTTCTAGCCCTTTGATGTCACTGGTTGACTCACCCAATACTGTTGAGACTGTATCCTCTAAGTCTCCATTAGACTTGATGATGTCGTAAGCCTCTTGCTCCGAGTTGTAACTAAAGTCGGCCAAATAATCCTTTCCTGTAAGCTCCTTGGCGATAAACCCTGCAAACTGGCAGCAATCAGCATCGCCGTAGGTAAAATCTCTACGCTCCCATTTGTTTAACGCTTGTAAGATTCTTAGCTGCATTAGCGCATGTATTGCTTATCAGGGATTGTATCGTCCGAATCGATTCCAGGCGTTGAACGACCAGACCCTCCTTTCCTAACACCCCAATCCAAAGTGATGTCTTGCATCTCTTGCAAGTGCGTAAAGAAGGTATCGCCAGAGAACTTCGCTTGCTGTGACGCATTCGTGTAAAGCAGATTAGATGACCGCTCGAACATGGCGAGTTCACTTTCTGCACTTAGGGCTATGGTATCTCCGCCATCTCCACCAAGCCTTACGTCCATAGTATCTATGAAGCCATTCCATATAACGTCAGGAGTTGCCACAAGCTGATCGGAGTCGTTTAGAGCGCCAACGTATAGGGTGACAGGTCTTTGGTAGTAAACTTCTTTAACGGCCTCTGCTACAAGCCCAGCATCCAGTCCTGACAAGGTTAGTTCAATGTTGTATGGGCTAATTTCCTCGCCTTCTTGGATCGTGCTGATCTGTCCTAGATCGCCAGTACCAAGCCAGTTGACGTTTCCGCTACCATCGTTCCAAGTGTAAGTCCCCAGTCCATTGTGAAGCCTTATCGTCCCAGCAGAGCTAGGGTCAAACTCCAGCTTTACAAATACAATCGGATTCACATGACTTGCCGCATAACTCGCTGCTGTGTTTGATGCTAGATCTCTGCTCACGCTAGAACGTCCTCAATGGCTTCTATGTTAAATGTCGAGTATATCCCTGGCTGCGTGTCCCATCCAGTTGATCCGGTCATTATAAAAACTCCGACAGGGTTAATAAGCTCTACATCTTCTCCTGCTGATGACACTCTTACTTCTGGCGATACCTTTATGGGAATAGTTGTGGTTGTGCTGGTCACATCCTCGGTACACATAAACATTTGGTTATTGGCGCTTAGGTAGTCGCCGCTTTTTACTGTTAAAGATGTACTAACCGTTCTCGTGCAATTTAGTGTCCCGCCCGTACTAGATGCGGTAACTAAACCTGTTTGCGACCCAGTACCTCTTCTAGCAAAGGCGTGATCTTTTATGCTAAACCTATGTCTTTGCCCCTCCAGCATGACCATGAACGCTTGCATTTTAGCCCTGTCTTCTCCAAAAAGATTCTCAAAGGACAGAGATATTCTCCAGTGCGAACCTTTTCTAGCAGCCGTCTGAACTGCCTTAGTGAGAGGGCTTTCAAATATTCTGCTGTTGGTCACTAGCTCCCAACTAGAAGTGCTAGGAAGTACATTAGGTACTTTATCGGCAAATATAAAAATTGTCATACGAACCGACGCCTCCTCATGAGGTTTTGTATATTCTGAGTGGTTGACTCAGCGGTTTGCTTCATTGCTGCTCTGATCTTCTGATCTACGCTCGCGTCTGCACCTCTGGCGTCTACATTGTTAATAATTGTTATACCGCCGCCACCACCAACGGCATTTTTGAGTTGATCGTTGCTCGATATACGACCTGATCCTCCCATCGTCAACAGCTCTGGGCCTCGCTCACCGACTAAGTATGATTGGCCGCCTCTAACTTGACCGCCAGTTGCCCTTGCTGCCGCTGCTGCTCCACTTAAAGCTGTCACTGCCGCTGCTAGTGGCCCAGTAATACCTATTGCCGTCGCCATCGCTGCGGGTGCCGCTGCTGGGCCTACAACTGGGATCGCTGCTGTGCTTGTAAAGGCATTGATTCCCGCCATGATGCTTTGCGCTTGTGCCGTCAAGCCCATGTATGTTGCAGCAGACACAGCAGTCGCCTTGCCCATCAACTTCTCTACTGCCGCCAAAGCAATCCGTTTAGCTATCATTTGAGAAATAGCGCCCAAGAATGCCTTCAGCATCCCTTTGGTAAACTCTAAGAATGCCTCTTTGACGGTCATTGTGCCTGTCAGGATGCCTTCAAAAGCGTTAGCCATGTTGGATTCTAGGCTCATCGCCATTGCAACTTGCATGGCATCTATTCTTCCAACCGCCTCTCTAGTTCCCTCCACCCATTGATCAAGATAACTTTTATTGGCCTCTGCCTGTATCTGCGCTGTTTGAATTGCGATGGACTGAACTGCTGCCGCGTACTGCTCTTGAGTCATTAACCTCTGTGTAACTTCTTCGCCAAGCGCGTTTGTATAGGTGGCTTCTGCATCCTTAAGGCTGTTTAACGCCTTTAATTGCCGGTCGAGATTGTGTAGCTGTTGCTCCGTCTGGTTCATTCCCGCAGTCATGATGCTGTCAACAAATGATTGCGCTTGCGTCACTTGAGCTTGTGCTTGTTTAGCGGATTGAAGGGCTAGGTTTAATCTCTTCTTGTTCTCAGCCTCAGTTGTCGCAGTAATCTTTTGCTCAGTCACGGTTGCGTGAGCCAGTATGTTCTGATCTATCTCTCGCCTTAAATCTGCTAAAGCCTCTTGATCCCCTCCAGCCTCTCTGACCAACTCAACTTGCTTTTGGTATTGCGCTTCTTGCTGAGAGATAAACTGAGTATGAGCATCCGAATACATAACTTGCTGCTTTCGGATAGAATCTTGAACCGTGGTATTAGCTTGCTCTCTTAACCTGTCAAGACGCTCCTTTTTCTTGGCTTCTTCCTTTACTTGCCTGCTAGAAGCCTCAGCAGAACCTTCAACTAAGGAATTAAATGCCGCAACGCCATTCTGCCTTACTTCATCTAAAGCAGTGCTGGTAAATCCTAAGGTTTCGTTTGCCCCGCTCAACTGCTCAATGGATTTCTGAACGCTTTGTGTAAACTCTAGGAATTTCTGAGACCCGCCTTGAGGTGCCATCGAAGCGGTAACAGTTATTTCATCCAGCAAATCCCGAAAGGTCTCAAAAGTTGAAACGTCACTTGAGTCTAAGCTCGCAGCGCCTTTCAATAACTTTCCTGCCGCTTCTGGTAAAATACCGAATCTAGCAACAAGGTCTTCTATGTTGTCGGCCAGTATCCTAGTGGACGCACTGGCTTCTTTAGCAAACCCTTTTCCTGTAAAAACATCAGAGGCAGTTGTTCCAGCTTTTTCAAGCTGACCCAAAAGGTAGGCAGATCCTTTTAACCTATTGTCTAGCCCGTCGTAATCATCGAGGCTGTCAAGAATTGCGGTAGAAGTTAGCTTGATTGCGTTCCTAGCTTCGTGCTGCGATCTTATTAACTCTGCCATTAATGCGGTTTTAGACCTGTCAGCAAAGACCTGCAAGCGGTCTGATAGCTCAAGGATATTGTTATCAGTCCTCACTACAGTCTTGTCTAACTCGTCCAAGGACTTTTCTAACCCCTCGGCCCCGTCTGAACTGTTTTTAAATGCAGTTACTAATACGCTTCCTATCAAAGCTCCGAAAGCGACCAACGCTCCAACAACAGCGCCGCCTGGGCCAAAGATAGATAGTATTTGCGGTCCCTGTTGGGCCAAAATAGTTAAACCAGCGGTGCCAGATTGAGCCTGTACTGCAACATCTTGAAGCTGAAAGGATAGTTGCTGAGTAGCTCCTCGCATTGCGCGAAAGCCACCTCTAGCTTCTTTGTGAACTTGTGCAGCGCCTCTAACGGCCTCGTTTGCTTTTTCCTGCTGCTTCTGATAATTCTTTTGAGCAGTCTCGTTCTTTTTAGTTTCTTCCTTGTACTTCTTAACCGCATCTTCTGCTTTGTCGGCATTGACGCCTAGCTTCTGAAGCGCAAGATGTGCTTCTTTGATGCCCTTAGAGGTGACTCTTATGTCTAAATTTGCGTCAGCCATTCTTATTTGCCTCTACCCTTTGGGCTTGGTCTAATTCGACGATTGTATCTATCTCAAAAAGCGTTAGCTCCCCAAACATCTCCATATAATCTTTTATATGCGTGTAGCTAATTGCCTCTCCAGATGCGTTCTTCAACCGAACAAACATCAACCAAAGATATGCAAGCTCGTCCCGTAGAACAGGTGCGGCTTGCAATTCTTTAGGCTTGCGTCCCAGCGTCTTCTCGACTTGCCTCAAATTTTCAATACGGCTAACTTTGGAGTCTTTGTCGTAACCAGAGGCCCAAAACTGCCACTGTGCATACGTCAAGATTTCGTCAGTTAGCCCTTGATAAAATTTTGGCGCTGGCTAACAAAAGTCATAACCTGAGTTGCTACATCAGGTGATTGATCGTAGATCTTTCTGGCTGCTTCAGGAGAGAAAGGAACATCTTTAGCGTCCTTGCCACTTCCTTGCTTCAAGCCATTCCAACCTATCGTCACTGCGACCAATAGGTCAGTCATGCTATCTGTATCATCAACCTCAAGATTCGCCCGATTAGACTTTAGTATCGCTCTCCTAAAGGTCTTTGAGTCTGGCCCCCTAACTATAAAAACCACATCTGACGGCTCGCCAGTGCTGGGGTTATTTATAGCTACCTCTCGGCCTTTCTCATGCTCATCCGCTGTATAAAAATCATTAATATCCATCCTTCCCTCTCTCCCTGTTTACGCGTCTGTTCTAGTAATAGCTAACTGCGAGGTGATCCCAGCGTCGTATAATGCAATAAAGTCAAGCGTTACAGTAATCGCACCGGCACCGCCGACCTCTGGATTACCGGAGTTGTACTTCACATTTGGCATATTAAAGGCATAATTATTTCCAGCAGCGTCTTGCAGAGTAAACGTAATCGCCGATGAGGTTTCGTTAATGAACTTGTTAATCAACGTAATGTCTTCGAAGTACGCAGTTATCGACCCTGTTACAGTAGATTTTGCCAATGGCGGCTTTAACGTGGTCGAATCCCCAACAACGTATTGCGGCTCAAGACCGTTCTCAATATTTAATTCAAGAGCAGTCACCACCGCGATACTAGAGCCTCCTTCAGTAATTGCTCCAGTAAAGCTGTCAAAAGGGTCTGTAGTTGTAGCGGCGGGATGGCTTGCGCCAGAGAGAGCCGTGGCAGTTGCAGTTAAATCTTTACCGATTACTGAAAACGATCCCGTAACCATAGAGTTAGGTGCTACAGAAAGGCTCATGCTGTTAAACAAGCAGCCAGTCGATCTAATGTATTTGTTTATGTCAGTATGATGACGTTCGATAGTGAACGCAGTTGCTGTGGTGCCTGTCTTTAGGACATCGGTAGTCCAAGCGCCGCACATAACTGCCGCGAGCAAGTCATCAAAAGATTCGTAAGACAATTCAAAGTTAATATCTCCTGATACTGCCTTGTTGCCGTGGCGATAATGGGCGATTTGACGATCTTGTCGCAATTCTTCTGACTCAATAGCGTCTTTAGTCATCCCTAATGTCGTTCCAGTGTGCCGAATAGCCTTCATTGTCGGGTTCGCTGGAGTAGTGCCAAATGTTACTTCTGCTGTATAGCTCATGTCATGCCGAGCGCCTGTTGCAATAGTCATAATGTTTTACCTTGGGGCTACATGAGCCGAATAGTTGATTGAGACTGAGATAACAAACCTGTCATCTACGATTAATCCCTCATTCCGAGAGGTGTCGCCTAAACGAACTGTTACGCCATTATAAGTTAGATCAGTGCCTCGCTTAAAGTGATCTGCAACAGAATCCGCTTTTGTTTCTGCCTCATTCCTTCCCTTGCCTGATGGGGCGTAAACGTCCACTTGGTAAATACCAGCGTGTTCGTCTAGTCCAGCAGACCCTAGCCCAATTTGGGCAGATGAGACCGGCAGCAGGGACGGCCTCAAATATAGAGTTCCTTTGGTTGGCTTAAAAACTGTATTAGGCCAAGCAATCGGGGCGCTACCACTCAACGAGTTAAGCCTTGCGTCTAGTGCTGCGCTAATGTCAGAGAATACAGTGCTCATGGTTGTTTACCAATTACTATCAAACCTTCTCTGTCTCTCCTCATAGATACGGCCATCCTCTCTACGTTTATTCGGCTCATACCTTTTGGCGCTTGGGTAGAAAAGCCATTGATCGTCTTTCCTGTAGGGTTCTTCGGCGGGTTAGGGTACAAGCCAAACTCAACCACTGGGGCATAGGGTAGATTATTAGAGAATACGATAGTCTCATCGCCTATAACCTTTTTAATCTTAGTCTTTGCTTCACTTAAAGCTCTTGATCCGCTTGGGTCTGCACCTTTTAGACTTCTGCCGTTTCTCGTATTAATCCCCGTTCGCCAGTTGTTAATCAGAACTCCTTCGTCTATAGGAGTGTCAGCCAACACATTTTCTATCAACTTCAATGCCGCGCCCTTCTTGGCGGCAACGACATCTCGTCCAGTCTCCTCTGCCCAAGCCTTAACGTCTAATTTGAAGCTCATAGAGCACATCCGTATCTGATGGGGCTATGGTAACGACATCCATAACCCTGTAATTTTCTGAGTCAAACAGAATGTTATCATCTATCTCAGGAGATCCGTTGCCAGCCTGGAAGTACATCCTAGCATCGTCTCTCTGGACCATTTCGCCATCAATCTCCGCTTTACTGTAGTTTAACCTTACAGCTTTGCCGGTAATTGTGGTCGTACTGCCGCCTGTATAAGATCCGGTTGTAGGGTTAAAACTAGCCCCGCCCGTTCTAGTCGCAGTGGCATCCTCGCCAAACTTCGTCAAGATGCTAGTCGCAGTCGATTGTGTGGCTGTATAATTAAAGCTCACGCCCTAGATACTCCGTTGACTGGCTTGATGATCTTTCTAATAGCAGATCTAACTGCTGGCGTTTCTTTGTTCATGCTTGCGTTGTTCTTATAAGTTACGGTGATCTCACCAATTTTCTCTTGAGTGGTCTGTCTGTCTCTAGCAGATAGCGCAAAATTGCCATCAGAAACCGTTCTAGTAACTTCATAAACTGCATTCTTTAGCTCTTTCGGTATCTCATCTGAGTTAACCGAGTAACTGTCTATGTATACTTCTGTTCTGGGCCACTGCAACGACTGAGCATCAGTTGCTTTGCGTCCCAAGAAATTCTGCGCTTCGATGTAATCCATTGCCGTGAGGATTAGCTCCTCGATCTTGCTTGCACTGTGACTATGGGCGATACCGCGAGCAGTTGCCCAAGTATCCCACTCTGTCGTAGTTACATAGCTATTAGCGTTCGCTACACCTGAACCGTCTTCGATAATAAGCGCCATTACCTATCCTCAAGTAAGAATCAAGGGGGCCGAAGCCCCCAATCATCTAGCATTAGCCAAATTTAGCCAAGCAAAGTAGCGATGAAGTCAGGCTTCCAAGCCTTAACACCCCATGCAACACCAACTTCGATCATAGACTTACGATATCCGCGATAAACACGAACCTCGAAGACTAATCCACTACGTTGGTCTTGAACGATCAGAGAGTCATCAGCCAAATCGCCACCTTCAGGTACAGCAGGAGCGCGAATAGCAAGCTCTAATGCTCTACGGTGCATTGCGATGTTGGCGGAGAAGCTATCACCAATCGTCATCTCAGCGGCGTCAGCCAAGACTGCCTGCAAGCCAGGAGTCCCGAGAGTTGCATTGCCAGCCGCAGCGGTAAAGCCACCGTTTACAACGTACTTGTTAGTATCGCCAGCAAAGGTAACGATGTCGCCAGATAACAACGAACCGCCGTTACCACCGTCAAGAGCGATAACAGAGTCACCGACAGCGTTGCCGCCGTTTGCGTCTAACCCAGTAGCCGTTCCTTTGGTATGGCTTTGGATTTGTGCAGACTCACGAATGCCCATGCCGAACAGATCAAGCAAGATACCTTGACGGAGCAAAGTGTCATTACCTGATTTGTTGACTTCCTGCAATGCAGCGAGCTTACGCAAGTTAGCACCGGCAGAAGAACTCAAGATCAAGGAGACCTGATCCTGTTCAGTAGGCATACCGTTATCAACCAAGATCTTTCGCATCTCTGCAATAGCGTGGTTGTTGGTGCCAAACGGAGTCGTTCCAGCAGTACCGTGAGCGCGTGAAGCATTGGTATACGCCTCAACAGCCAAGTCATACTCTACTTCGTTACAAAGCGTTCGCATTGCTTGTGCAATCTGATCACCGTAAACAGTCTCGAAGCCAATACCGTTGTTCAAGTGCCGTACATCTTCCCCAGTGTAAGGGATTTGTACTGCGCGAGACTTAGTGATAGACAGCGTTTTGTTGTCAACAGTCTGATCAGTCCCTTCTGGAACAGTCATAGACTCAGACACATCTACAGCAGTCGCCGCTCGTGTGAAGGATGCTCGAACGGTATCGCCTTTAGCGACTCGCTCTGATCCGTTTGCGTTAATGGTAGACGCAGGAATGAAGCCAACAAGCTCTCGACCCACTACGTCAGCCGCGACATAAATGTCAGCAGCAAGGTTAGTTAATACGTTAGCCATTGTTGGCCTCCTTAATCATCAAAAAGTTTGCCGCCCGAACGCATAAAATCCGATTGATCAACCGGACGTAGTGCATCAAAGTCAGCTCGTGACATTTCTTTGGATCGCGCTTCAGCTCTGCCTTGCGCTCTGACGGCCCCGCCGCCATTTGCTTGACTGCCATCAACCAAGAACGGGAAGTTCTGCCTGATGGAGTTAGTGAGGTCATCAAGTGTTGAAACGGTCAACTGCCCCGATTCATCTGCCACTCGAATCTCATTGTCAACTAGGGTTAGCCTCTGGCTAATCTGTTGTTGCAATAGTTTTGCGCGACTTGTGTCTTTTGTCAAGCCTGACGCTATTTTTACAGCCTCTTGGTCGATTTTAGACCTAGAAATGTCCGAATTCATCTTCTCGATGGTCTTTCGCAGGGTATCCGACTCTTGCTTCTGCGATTCAAACAGTTGTTTGTAGTCGTTCTCAGCCCTAGCCTTTTCCTCCGCTTCCATCTTGGCCCTAGTCTTTGCTGCTTCGGTCGCCTCTTGGGCTTTCCGTTTCTCGGCGATCAGCTCGTCATTTTTAGCCTTTAGGCCAGAAACTTCCTGATCTAACCGTGATTGCAGCTCTTGCTCAATTTGCTCCGCAATCTTCCCTTTTACGTCATCATCTAGCTCGATGTCTTTTAACGCTTCCATTTGCTCACCTCTAGTTTGCAATGTACGCCTCTGGCGTATTAAATACCCAAGTCCTCAAAGACCATAGGTTCCAGTTTCCTAAGTTGGTCGAGCGTCAAAGTTGCCCCTTGTGCATCCACAAAGCGCCCTATTGATATTCGCCCTTCTCGGAACAGTTTAGCTCTCGTAACCCCTAAAACTTCCGTCTGGAACGCCCTAGATTGCCGTCTAAGCCATGTTTCGTATCGAGTGCTCTTACTTACTTGCTGCGCTCCAGAGTCTCCTAGAGCGGCTCTAAATTGGTCCTCTGAGTCCCCTTCAACGACTGGGGCTATGGTACTGCGACAGTTAAAATGCGCTGGAGGCTTTGGGCTTTCGTTGCTTTCTTTAAATATCTGCTGATCCCTGCTCGCGCAGATCAAAGAGGTTCTACCGTCCAACGTGGCAATCCATCTATAACTATTAGTTATATTAGGGTTCTCTCTCATAACCACTTCTCTGGCTTGGACGCTTGTATAGTTTGTGACGGTTCTAGCAAGTGTTGCCGCTTGTCTTTGCTGTAACTTAGTTAAGTTCTTGATATTGCTCGTTATTTCCTGAGATGTCTGCCCAAGGGTTACGCCGTCCCTGATGGTCTGGACTATCTGTCTGGACTTTCTTCCAGAGTATTCCTGCAACGCTTCGTTTATGGTGTACGATCTATCGGGTTCTAACGGCATTCGTCTCAGTAGCATCGCGGCCTGTAGGATTGCCAAGGCTGGGGCGGTCACTGCAACGGCGGCGGCGGCATTTTCTAAGAGGTTGACGTTAAACTCGGATTCATACCCGATAAACTCCAGCATCTCATCGACAACGGACTTTTCGTACTCCTCAGACTGGGATTTTATCTCCTCGGCCACTTCGGCGATGATCTGATCCAGCCTAGCCGGTGAAACCGTGGCTATATCCGCCCCTAGACGCTCTGTGACGGCCTCTATCAGCTTTTCCACATAGTCATCGGCCAAACGCTCACGCCCTTGCGAGTAACGCATGATGAACACCTGATGGCGTGTAACGGCGTCTTCTATTTTGTCATTGGTTGACATGGGTTAGCCTAGCGGGGCCAGTTCTCCGAGTTCTTCCTTGATGTCTTCGAGCTGTCGATCAGCGTCGATGATTCCCCCTGCTTTCAGTCGGTCAAAGATGTCCTGATTGCTGATGATCTGCCGATCCAAGAGCGTGACCATTGACATGAGCAATTGCGGGTCAACAGACTTGTCGTAGAACTCTCGGTTGATCTCAAACTCTGACAAATCACCAACACCCATGAATTCCCCGCACCATACCAAGCACTGCTCGATAGCTTGGCTCAAGTTGTGGACGATATCTCCCAGAACCGAGTTTTCACTGGCAAATCGGATTCTCGCGCCCTCTGCCGTCTCATTCCCACCCCTATCCGTGACGATACGCGCACCGATGGCGATCATTGCGTTTTCTTTGGCCTTCATCGCCTCTAAAACTAGGTTGTTGGGGTCAGCCTGTACCAATGTGGCGCTTCCTGCCTCACCTAGCACATGACCCGCCCTAGATCCCAACTTGATCCCGTTGGGGTTGTACTCGAACCACTGCTCCATCGACAGGCTATGAGTGATGAACAGGGTTGGTTGGCCAGTCAAGAAACATGATTCTTCGTAGTCTGCCGAGTTGCGGTAATGGGCAATGTTCACATCCGCAATATCAGAAAGCGGCGCATCGTCTACCGTTGCGTCATTGTTCTTTGATCCAACGAAGATTCCAGGAATAACGTCCCAAGCCGACCCATCGGCCCTTTTCGGGTAGAACTCCTCGGTATATGGTTCGCCATCCCGATAGAGTTGTTGGGTATAACCATCTTCCCTCAGCCTCAGCACTCGGTATTGTGTATCGGTATCGTGTGCGAACTCGTCCCCGCCGTCCTTGTAGTCTTCTGCGATCACGCAAAGGGTTAGCAGCTTACGGCCTCGGACTGACTCAGTACGCCAATTAATGACCTGTTCCGCCGTGAACGGGACGATTGAGGCTTTTAGGTCTAGCGTTGAGACATCCTCGGCGCTCAGTCCATCTTCCGCTTGGGGATAGTCAACCAGCAAGAAGGCGCGTCCCGTTTCCAGAAGGTTGGACAACTCATCCTTCGCCATTTGAACCAGCCCTAAGCCGTCGCCGGTTGCATCGGTCAAAAGGTAATCCAAGGCCGTAGGGATCTCAAGCACTGGCATCTTGCGGAATGCCGCCCCAACCAAAGCATTTTTGGTGCGTCCGGTGAAGTTGGTAAACAATGCACGCTTGAGGTATTGCCGGTATCGCATCGACTGAGAACCGACGCTGTCATCGTTGGACTCTGAATCGGGGACAGGCAGATAGTCCTGCCGCTTGTCTTTGACGGCTACCGAGCCTCTAACGGCGTCTCGCGTCTTCTTCCAGACCGGCAAATAGGTTTCATAATCGGGGTTCTTGTTTTCTACTGTCATCGGTTGATTCTCTTAGGTGGCAAAGGCAAAGCGTACATTGGCAACCGGCTTCATGACCGGCATCTCATACGCGATGGGGTACGTTGTCGCATCGTTTTGGTGATCTACGCCGCTCGATTTGTCTGGCTCACCGTTCTTGTATACTTGCTGCTCTAACGATTCGGCTGTGACCTTGCACGCCTCAGCGTTAATTCTAACCCTTCCCTGTCCAAGCGCCCTATTCATGGCCGCCACCCTATCCTTAACCGCTGGATTCTTCTTCTTCGCCCTCACCGTGAACCCTGCCTGCTCTAGCAGTGCAAGGTCACTCAATGAGGCGTTGACCGTCTTCCTGGCCCCGCCTGACGCATCGGGGTAGATATATATCGGGTTGTGCGGGAATCGCCCTTGAAGAATCCGGATCATCTCAGGCGTATCATACATGCTCACAAGCTCATCGACCCCATGCCACACCCTGCCGCCTTCCCGCTGAACGTACACGGTCGCCGCCTGTTTGGTGACGTTGAAGTCGCAACCAATGAATAGCGGTTCATTCTCTTTGATCGTCTCAGTCGATCCGCAAGCGTGCCGGTCGTAACTCATGTATACCGTTCCGCTGGTTAGGTTGACGAATTCCCCGTCCAAGTAAGCCGCGAGCAAGTGCTGGGGGTAGATGGCTTTCAGGCTGTCGATATACCCCTCTGGAATGTGCGGGTTGCTCTCTGTCGGTGCTTGGATGATCTCATAACCCTTCTTTGGGTCTTTCTTCCACGCCTGATATACGAATCGGAAACCTTCGGGCGTTGTGGTAACGCCGACCGTGTTAGCCTTCCCGCCTTCCTTCTTCTGCCGGTTCCGCGCCAAGATCTGTCGCCAAGCATGGGCGGCTTCTTCTGGCTTCATGGTGTCCAGTTCGTCAACGTCCGCGTCGGCGTGCTCATAGCCAACGATTCTATGCGGTGCATCCATCGACCGGAAAAATACCGCGCCCATCCCATTGATCTCAAGATAGTTGAGCGGTGATTTATAGAGTCGGTATGGTATATCAAGCTCTGTCAAGATTTCCTCGAATCGTGGAAAGGCAATCATGCGGATTAGGTCATAAGTCGGCGCGTAAAAGCCCCTGTTCGTTGTGGGGTTTCTCAGCTTGCCGATGATCGACCGATGGATGGCCGCTTCTGTCTTACCGGCACCGAATCCCGCCACCATTGCGGGGAATTGCGCCTCGCTTGTGATGTAGTCGAATTGCGGTTTGGTTGGGCTAATCGTCGAAGACATGCGGATTGACGATCTCGATGCTGATTGGCTTGTGCTCTTGCACCGTGTCGATTTGATCCCGCTGGCCTAAGAGCTGTTTGCCTAGCCAGATCGCCATCGTTGGGTTTCCGCCTTCCATGATTTCGAATTGCTTACGCCTAACCGACAGCATCCCATCTGATCGTCCGTGTTCGATGATCTCTGCAAACTCCTCATCATCTGACATTCGGCGCTCGATGGTCTTCTTGTTGCAACCGAAAAAGGCCGCGATCTCTGCAATGGTGCAATGCAGTTTTAGCAGCTTTCGAAGTTCGTCTAGGTCGATTTCGGTTCGAGGTCTTCCCGCCATGTCATCGGCCCTTTTTCTTGCCCATTGGCTTTGCTTTCTTGTCGGTCGTTTTCTTGACCTTCTGGCCTTGTTTCTTCAGGTCTTTGTATGGCATTGGTTCGTCTCC